GGTGGTTTCTTCCGTTTCCAATGCACGCCGACGATCAAGTCCGTTGGGAACTCGACGTAGCTCATGAGGTCGCGCCGGCCGCTGCGGTGTTGTTGTTGAGCGCCCAGGTCACGCCGCATTGCGACGTGTCTGCGTCCGGCGTGCCGGCCCAGCCGAGGTCGATCGTCGCGTCGCCGGTATCGTCGAGGCCGAACTCGGCGCCGAGATATTGATCGAGCGGGCTGTCGCACGGGTGGCTGTCGTTCGATTTCTTGTTCAGCTTTAGCTTATTCGAGCGGAATACATCGACATAGCTCGGCGACGTGTCGTCATCCGCTTGCTGCGACTGAATCCGCACCGTTTCACCTTGCCGCTCAAGTTCGTTTAATTGCTCCGAGCAACAGACGACGTTGAAGCCTTTGTTGGCCGGCGGGATCGTGCTTTGTGCGCCCCAGGTGATTGTCGCGCGCTGCGTCGTCGAACCCGGCGTTGACGGAATGATGATCTTGCCTTGACTGTTGGGCGTCTGGTAAGGCCGGACGGCATATTCGAGCATCAGCCAATCTCCACGGCGATCAAGGTGATGTTCGTCAGCGTGAAGCTGACATTGCTTGCGGTCGCTTGCTGCATCAGGCCGAGCCAATATTGCGTGCCTACCGTCAGCGGTGCCGGCAGCGCGCTAATCGTGAACTGGTTCCCTGCTGTAGACGGATCGACCTTTTGCGAACTCAAAACCGTCGCGCCGGCCGGCAGCGCTGCTCCGTTTGCTGGTGGGGTGCCGGTGCCGACGCAGAGAGAGACGGTCGCCGGGACGCTGCCGGCTTGAATAGCGCCGATGCCGAAGGTGTTGACGATCAGCCGGCCTGTACACGTCGGCGTGATTTGTGCGTTAAAGCCGACCATCACGCCCGCCGTGCTGGTCGTGCCGGCTGGTGCCGCGATCGACGCCGTAACTGATGCCGGCGTGACCCATGCCGGATCGGCCCCGCTACCACGCCCGACCAGATGCGTGCCGGCTGCGCCCGGTGCCAGCGCGGCCCATCCGGCCGAACCGCGGTAAAGGATCGCGCCGCGGGTATTGCCGACGACGCTATCGAGGAGCGCGGTCAGGGATACTGGAATGGCCGGCGCAGCGCTGCCAATCAGGTTCGCCAGGAGATTGCCGCTGGCAGCGTTTCCGAAGGCGATCGTCGATGGCGTCGTGCCGGTGTTGAGCGCTAAGCCGGTGCCGACTTGCCAGTTCGGCCCTTGCTGGCCTTGTGGCCCGATCTGACCTTGTGGCCCCTGCGCGCCGGTCGCGCCTTGTGGGCCGGTTAGACCCGGCAGACCTTGCGGCCCCTGCGCGCCCGGTTGCCCGGGCATGCCCTGCGCGCCGGCTGGCCCTTGCGGCCCTTGAGCGCCGGCGGCCCCCGGTGGCCCGGTCGCTCCCGCCGGGCCCGGCGCAACCATCATATCGACGTATTGCTTGCTGGCCGCCTCGCGCGCCGCTCCGGGGTCATTGTTGAGCATCAGGCTGCCGACCATCTGCCCACCGCTTAGCGCGAGAAATGGCCCGCCGGTCGTCGCGTCTTGCAGCGCGGTGATTTCAGATGCAGCGGTCGCGAAGTTATCGCGCACAGCCTGTGTGGTCGGCTGGCCTTCCGGCGGCTGGGTGGGATCAATCTGGCTAGGCACTCGGTTGATCCCAATCTGTCGAGCCGCCGTCCCACGTCGAGCCGCCGACGCCGCGATCCCATTCGGACATCAACTCATCACCGGACGCGCCGAGGTCGATCGTCTTGGGCAAAGCCAGCGGCGACACGGCGGGAAAGAACGACGTGTGGAACTCGCTTCCCTGCACCGGCTTCAGGTCGAGCGTGACTTTGGTTGAAAGCTTCCGGATCGCGCTCGACGGGTCGCCGATCGATGGCATCACCGTCTGCTGGTACGGGCCGAGCCCTTGTAGCTGCGTCAGCAGGCCGTTGATGACGATGCACTCATTGACCGCACCGCGCGTCGTGAGCGGCCGTGTCAGGTCGAGCCCGTCATCGTCGACGGCGAACTCGTCGAGCGGCTGATAAGCAAGCTCGTCAGACAGGAGCATAACTTGCCCGCCTGCAATGACCTGATAGCCGGGGTCCACATAGCCGTCGTCGACGTAGGCGTTTACGCCAACGGCCGCGGTCGACGCATCACCGTTGCCGATGCTGCACCCGATGGTGAACTCGCCGAGCATCCGGCCTTCGGTGACGGACAGCCGATACGATTTCACCTTGCCGGTGGCCGAGCCGGCAGGGAGACGGCGATCAAACAACGTCACGCTGTTGCGCAGGCCGATCCCGAGCGCGGCGTTCCACGGCACGGCAAAGGTGATATCGACGGCGCGTGCTCGCGCCCGCAGCTTTGCCCGCGCTGCAAGCAACAGATACTCGAAGGAGTGCGTGCCGCGATCGGTCTGGAAATACGACCGATAGGCCAGGTTCTGGATCGGCAGTTCGCCGCCAGGATCGACGCCCTGCCCGACATATTCGGACGTCAGTTCTACCGACTCGCGATCGTTCTCGGCGCTGTCCGAAAGCAGCCGCTGGACATCGGCTGCCATGACGGCGGTTATCGTTTCGGTGCGCTTGCGGTCGGCTTCCCAGCGCAGGACCATCCGCACCTTGTAGACGCTCAGCGGGAAGCCGTAGATGTACGTTGAGTATTGCGCGGTAAGCATATTTGCGTTGTTTTGGGTACCGTCAGCATTTGTCTGGCTCGTCGGTATTTGTGCCGACACCGTGACGTTGTAGGTCTTCGACTTGAGCCAGCCGATCGGGTAGACGGCATTCAGTATGTAGCAGAGCGGATAGCCGGAGCCGTCGTTGAGCGTCGACAAGCCCCAGCCGCCGCCGATGTTTGTCCCCGGCTTCGGCCACTCGCTGACCATGCTGTCGCCCGCCAGAAAAGAGATAAGGCCGCCGCCGCCGGGGCCGGCATCGCCGTAGGGTTTCGGGAAGCTGTCTTTCCACGGGCTATTCTGGGCGGCGAAAGCATCGACGATCTTCTGGGTGACGTCGAGGTAGCCGCCGGCCTGCTGCTGCCACGTGATAGTGCCGGTGACGGTCACTGCGACAAGAGGCGGCGCGCCGTACGACAGACTGAAGTTTTCGTATAGCGAGATCGTCTCGTCGACGGTAACGGTGCCGTCCTCGCCCTGGAGTAAATCGCTCACCGTGACGCCCAGCGTCGTCCGGTCAATATGCCAGAGCGCCGAGTAGGTTTCGAGCACGGTGTCGGCGTTGACGTTTGCGGCGAGCCATACCGGGTCGTAATACGGCAGTACCGAGAGCGATTGCGACAGCGCGAGCTTCTGTGCGCCGAAGTCGTCCGGGCGCGCCAGGAACTCCAACTGCACAATCTCATTGGCCTGCAACTTCGGCACGCCGACCAGCCGGCCGTTAAACAGCGGCACCAGATCGGGCGTCCCGGACGGATACGCCTGATCCCAACTGAGCCAGCACCAGAGTTGCCGGCCGAGCGCGAGCAGGCCGATGTTCGGGTTCGTCAACCGCATCCGCACGCTGAGCGTCGCGAACGAGCCTTCCTCGTGCGAAATGTCGATATCGAGGATGTCGGCGTCGAAGCGGTCGTGAACCGCCGGATCAAATGCCGTGTCCGGCGTGCGCGGCCCGGTGATGGTGAGAATGGCGTTTAGCTGCGCGGCCGTCGCCGGCTGGTCGATTTCGATTTCATTGCCGCCGCTCGGCGCGACAAACGTCGTCCCGGTTTGTAGACCGTTGCCAGTGATGTTGTAGACAAGCCCCGTCGCCAAGCTGGACAACACGCCATCGGGAATACCGCTGATGTTGTACCAGTCGCTATCCGGCATGCCGGTGATAGCCACCGGGAACTGGCCGGTTGCCGTGGCGAACGCGGGCTGCTGCACGATGGTATACGCCGTGGTCGTCACGTCCGGGGTCGGCGTGTCGATCGTCGGATTAGCGACCATGTAGCGCATATGCGCCGAGCCGCTGGTGCCGTCGTATTGAAAAAACGCGCTGCTCGTATTGACGATCTGCGTCGTTGTCCCAGTGGTCAGCCCGGTGTTTGTTGTGGTCTGAAACACCGCCGCGATCCCGGTGCCGCGGATCCCGTAGACGCCGGCCGGCAGGTCGATGCCGCCCGCGAAAACAACGACGTCGCTGCCGGCCGAGAAGGTGCCGACCGCGTCACCGACAATCGTTGCCGCCGTGATCTTCAGCTGAACGTTCGTTGCAAGGCTGGCGAAAGCGGTGATGTTGAGCGATCCCGGCGCGCCGCTCAGGATGCCGGGGTCGTAAATGAAATAGGTGCTGCCGGGGATCGTCGCGCCCTCGATTTTGTAGAACGCGCCGTCTTCAAGGTTTCGCGTCGTCGCGAGGTTGAGCACCTGTAGCCCGTGCGTATCCCCGACCGTGCTCGAGGTCGCCAGCAAGCCGCCGTGCGTCGTGCCGTTGGTGATGACCGTCTGCTGATCCTGTATCGCGCCGCCCGCCCAAGCAAAATACCACGGGCCAGGCATCAGATTTCCTCAAGCACCAGCGACCAAGTCACGACCGCGGCCCACTCCTGCCGCTCAAGCTGGAGGTCGACCACGAGCATCTGGAAGCTCGGGCAATAATAGGTGTAGTTGCCGTCGACCGTGACGCTGCCAGTAACCGGCGTGCGGCCCGGCGACCCACCAGCGGTTAAATATGCCAGCTGAACATGAGAATTTACCGTAACCTGCATCCCGACCCACATTCCGTCGAGCGCGGGCGGTGCCATATCCTCGCCGGCGATCTCCAGCCGGTATTTACGCATCTGCGGCGCCGAGAGATCGACGAGCGTTCCGTTGACGGTGCGGGCGAGCAGCCCGTCACCGCTCGCCATCGCGATCGGCCGCATTGTTCCGCGTAAGCCGCGAGCGGAATACGGATTGACGCCGGGAGCCGAGCCGCCGCCGGGATAAACGATATCGAGCACGGTCGAGAAGTTCGCCGGTACGGTCATCCGCCCGGTCGCCCGCCGTACCAGCTAGGCTTAACGCCGGCCGACCGCATCTGATAGCGCTGCGACACCGCGACAAGCGCGGACGCAACGTGATCGGCTGCCGACATGACGAATTGCTGGCCGTCGAGGTGGAGGTGAACCGGTGTGCCGCCGCTCGTGGTCCCGACCATGCCGCCATCAGCAAAATGCGTCCGATCGCCGACCAGTCCGCCGACCGCGAAGCCGAACCGCGAGAACAAACCGCGCGGGATCGCTCGGTTGTTCAGCGCGCTGAAAATGCCTGAACCGTAATAGTCGACGCTCGCACGCCGCGCGACGTACTCCCCCGGTGTCAGCATCGCCGGCACGGTATCACCGGTTCCGCTGCCAGGGATCATGCCGCCGCCGGCTTTCGCTAGCGGGATGAGTTGCCCCGCTTGCGAGCCGCCGCCGGGCAACGCCGGCTGGTGAGTGTTGATGTAATTGACCGTCGATTGCCACGAGTCGGCGATGGCTTTAAACGCGCCGGTCCAAGCGGCTTGATAGCCCTCGGTCGCGGCGCCAAGCTCGCCGCTGTCGACGCCCTTGGTGATCGCCTGCATGGTCGCGTCCGCCTCTTCGCGGGTCTTTCTGATCTGCTCGCCGAGCTTTTCATAGCCGTCTTGCACCGCTTTTAGGGCAGGGACGGCCGCTTGCATTGCGGACATGCCGCCTTCGGTCATAAACCGTTCTTGTGCCCCGGCGGCCTCTTCCTTCCCGGCACCAAACTGTCGCGCGAGCGGCAGCGCGCCGGGTTGGAGAGCCGGATCGCTGAGGACATGCTCTCGCGTCTTGCCGAACTCTTCCGCAGTGGTTCCTTGAAAGCCGCGGATGCCCGCGACCGGGTCGAGCCCTTGTCCGCGCATAATCTCGCGCGCCAGTTCCGGCATCTTCTCGTTGATATTCAGGATAAGGCGCCTGAGTGCAGCGAACCAGTCCTCGACATTTTTAAACTGCTTCGGGTCGACGAGGCCGGGAAAGCCTTTCGACGGATCGATGGCTAAAGGTGCGCCCCCGCGCATGACCATGACTTGGCCGCCGCCTTCAAAGCCACTTCCCGTTCCCGGCACCTGGCTGACCGTGCCCGGAACTTGACTCGTGGGGTAAACAGCCCTCGCCTCTGGCGCCTGATAATCGCTGATCCCCGGCGTGTGGGACTGTGTCGGTCGGCTGCCAGGGCCATGTCCAGCACGCCCGATGCTTTCATAGCCATGCCCGGAGATATCGTCTTCGCTACTTGGCCCGCGCCCGACGTTGACGCCGGACATCGCGCCGCCTAAGTCCCTGCCTTTGACTTTTGCCTTGTCGAAGCTCTCGCCCATGCTGTCGACAATCTTTTTGAGAACCTCGAACGGGACGTCCGCTTTGGCGAAGGTTTCTCTCAGGGCGAGGATGTTGGCCTTGGCAAAACCGCTGGATTTTGAGAGGTCATCAAGCGCGGTGATCGCCTTGTAGCCGTCGTTTGCGAATTTCCCGACAGCCGCGGCAGCTCCGGTGAGCGCCGCAATCGGGATCGCTATCTTGGGAAACTCACGGAATACCTTCGCGACACCGACGCCGCTTATTTCCAGTTTCCCGAGGTCGCGAGAGAGCGTGAACACCTCGCGCGAAGTTTTCCCGCCGGCCTCGGCGAGTTCGACGCTAGCGGCAGCTGTCGCGTGCAGGCCGCGAGCCGCGCCGGTTGCCGCCACGCCGACGCCGGCCAATTCGGCTCGCTGGGCTCTGAGCACGCGCTGGTTAGCAATCAGCGATTTTGTCAGCCTATCGACGTTTTGGCTCGCGACAAGAACCTTGCTCATGTCGCCGGTTTTCGCGGCTTCCTGACCGAGCTTGTTCATCTCGGCCGTCGCTTCTTTGAGCTTGGCTTTTAAGACGGCAATATCGGCGTTTACCTTTGAGGTATCGATACCGATCTGGACGTTGAGATTATCGGGCATTGGTCAGTCCGTTTCGGTCCATTGCCGGATTTGCTTTGCAACAGCGTCGCTTTTGCTCTGCGCGCCCATCGCGGCGATCATCAGCCGCTCGGCGGCCTCTGCGCGTTGTCGAGCATGACCGAGCGCGAGCCATGAAGCGGCTTGGCGTGGGGTGTAGCTCCAAACGGCTTCCGGCGGATGCTGCCATGCGATCAGCTGCTCGATGGTGATGGCAAGATCGGAGCCGGCCCGTCGGCGTCCGCGCCGTTGATGGCGGCCGGCGATAAAGGGTCGGCGTCGCTTTGCGGGAAGGTCAGCCGGACAACAACTAATGCAATGCGCAACATATCGGCGGTCGGGAAAGCGGCAACGTGCGCCTCGTATTCTTTCTGGCCGGCATGACCGAGTGACGCGGCGACAATTGCCGCAACCGCGTCCGGATTATCGAGGATACCGCCGACGCCACCGTCGAGCACTTTTGCGAACGCCGGAAACCGTTTCGAGATATCGGCAAGAGCGCGCAGAGAAACGCCGGTTAGCTCGATATCCTGCCGGCCATGCGTCAGCGTGTCGATCGTCACGACGTCGGTCGGCGGCTTCGGGACTAGGTCGAGGAAGCTGACTGCCATCGGATTACGGCCCTACGTCAAGGTCGCGCCGTCCATGAAGAACATTTTCAGGTTGTACGCGGTGAACTCATCCAACCTTAACCTACACCGCGCGGCTTGCTGGACGATCGGCGAGAAATCCTTGCTGCGAATGCCGGTCATGTGCTCCCAGTGATCAAGCCGCGTCACTTGCGGCTCGAACTCGAACTGGTTGCAGTTGCCCAGTTCGGTAAACGTCGTGCCGCCTTCCGGCTGCCAACTAATAATGCCGGTCCCGACGTAGTAGCCGTTGATCGTGGGGCTGACCATTGAGTCGTCCGGATGCGTGACCGTTCCAAAGCTCCCGGACTGGATCAACACCTCGCCCTCCAGTTCAATGATCCCGTATTCGTCACCGATGAACTGCAACGCTGCAGCCGGCGCGAACTGTACCAGCGTCAACGTCATCGTAATATGGGGGCCAATGTCATTCGCTCCGGCGAATTTCAGCGAACCCCGGATTTCCGGTGATTGGCCGATGTTGATTGTGGATACCGCCATTCTCGCCTCCTAGCCTGAGTTTGGGTAATTGTCGATCCCTTGCCCGACCATAATGCGGATCGGCACGATGGCGCCGGCAATGCGCCCGTTGTGGCCGGGGTCTTTCTGCACTTCGCCTTCGATCCGGCAGTAGTGAACGCCGTGCAATCCGAGGTTCTGGCGCCGGCCGCTCGGCGCATCGCTCGGAGGGTCGATCGCGTTTTGCAGCGCGTCGAGCAGCGTGTTCAGTTCCGCCGCCGGGATCGCGGACGGCTCTTCGCCGGCATCGGAGAACAGCCACGCCTCGCAGTGAATGACGATCCGGCCGGGGTCGTTCGACTGCCGCGGAAAGTGATCTTCGGAGATGTCGAGCAGATAGAGCGCCGGCATGTCGGTTTCTTCGTCGGGAAAAACCAGCCGACGCGACGTCGTCTGAAAGCCTTGCGTCAATGGAGCGGCGTTGTTGTCACCCGTCGCCGGCGTCGACATCGTGAGCGGCGACAGCGAAACGAGCGAAGCGTGCTCTTCAACGCCGGGACCGGTGATCGGCATTCCGAGCATGAGGCCGGTCGTATCGCTGACATTCGCCAGCACCGGATCGCCGGTCGTCGTGTCGGCGGTGAACTCGAACACGCACGGCGGCTGCGTCAACAACGTGAACAACGCATTCATCACGACTTCGCGGTTCATAGCTTCGTTTCTTCGATCGCCTGCTTTATCTCGGCCAAGGCGCGCGGTCGCATCTCGGCCGCCGGATCGCGCATGAAACGCTTCGCGGTGATATCCGCGCGACGCCGGTATTCTTGGATCATCACCAGTGAGCCATCGCGGCGCACCGCATGCGGCCGCACCATAAACGACCGATGCGCGCCGTATTCGAGCGCAGCCGCTGCTTCATGCGAGCCGGATGTCGTGCCTCTCGGGGCGACGACCCGCACCTTGCCGATGATGCTATTCGGCTTCTGGTCGACGAACGCCTGAGTTTCCAGCCGAAGCCGGCCGGTGTGCACCGGCTCGCGAGCGCGGATGCGCCGCAGCAATTCATTTGTCAGCTGGACGAGCACCGGCCGCAGCTTCGTCATCAGCGTTGTCGGCAATTCGTCGAGATGAACAAAAAGCTTGCGCTCGTCTTCCGGCTTGACGGTGACCGTCATCGCAATCACGCGATCAAGCCCCGGCGATACGGGTTGAGCAGCGACGCGATATCGCTCGGCAGGATCTGCTCGCCCGGCGCCGCGCCAATCCAATACATCTCGCGCCCGAGCCCCGGCGTCTCGCGCATGCGCAGCATTGGGTCGCGGGTTCGCCCGCGGTAAGCCATCACGACGAGGTGGATCACCGCCTGTTGGACGTCGTCCGGGATCTCCGCGAACCCGGCACCGTATTGCACGATGATCGAGCTCATGCTGATCCAGCTGCGCGGTTCAACGGTGCTGTAGAGCAAGCCGGGTTCGACATCGGCAATCGAGGCGGTCGCGTCGAGATCGCTGCCGTCGACGGTAACGAGCGTGACGGCGATCGGCGCCTGACCGAGCATCAGCGGCGTGCCGGGATCGCCATTGCTGATACCGAACGTGTCTTGATAACTCTGCTGGGCAAAGATGCGGTTGCAGTACTTCTCGGCCTGCTGCGAGGTCCGGGTGATCTGCTTGGCCAGCCACGCGTCCTGCGCGGTGTCGTTCGACTTGAACTGCAGCTGCTCGCGGACATCGGCGAGCGTGACGAGATCGCGATCGGTGGCCGGCGTCACAATGGTCGTGATGTACGGCTTCAACGGGCGGCCTCGTCGTGGTAGCGCTCGAAGAACGCGCGCAGATCGAGCGCCGGGCCGGCTGTGCCATCGCTCATGATCGGCACGGCCGCGAAACCGGCGATCGACCACTCGACGATGCTCGCGCCTGCCGGCCCAGCCTGCCCGCGCGGTCCAATCTCCCCCTTCGCCCCGCGCTTGCCCTGTACCGCGGAGAGTGCCCATCCGGACCCCGGCAGCGGGCCCGGATCATCCTTGCGCGCCCGCCACTCGCCGCCGTCATGCGCGACGAGATCAAACCGCTTGTAGTGCCCCGCCGGATCGTATCGGCCGTAGACCTGGCCGACCGGCGCGTCCCGGCCATTCGTACCGGCCGCGGCCAGCAATATCCAATCATCATGCGGCGGTTCGCGGGCGGTGTCGCGGACCGCTTGCCATGTCGAGCCGTGGCAGAGCACCAGGTCGCCATCGTAATGGACGCCCTCGGCCCAGAGCTTGATTGCGGGGAACCGTGCTGACGGCGCGGCATTTTTGAGCGCCCGAACCTCTTCAAGCGCCCGCGTGCCGAGACCAATCGCGACGGCGAGCGATTGCCAGATGCTGTATCGCGGCGCGGGGACGTTATCGCTCATGCCGCGAGCAACACGATAAAGTCGTTGTCATAGTTCGATGCGTCTCCCTCGGCCGCGCCGCCGACGATCCTGAGCTCGACGAGCGGCAGCATGTCACCGCCGACGACCGCCGCAATTCGCCGCCTGTCGCCAATGACGCGACCCGGCACGAGCGACAAGGTGATTTTGAAATGGGCTCCGCGAGCGACGGCGTCGCGCTCCGACTCGCGGAACGGTCGGCCGCCCATGATTGTGACTTGCCCTATGCCGGTCGCGACCCCGGCCGTTAGCGATAGGGTCAGGTCGAGGAGGGCACCGGACGCGATTGCGTCGCCGGCCTGGCCACCGGTAGCTACGCCAGCGTCGAGCGTAAGATCGAGACTTAGCGTCGCCCCGAGCGCAACCGCGTCAGCGCTCGGGAGTTGCCCGAGGGCCCATGCGCCTAGTGGGCCGTGTCCGAGCATCTAGAGGGCTCGCGGTCTGGGCCGCCAGCCGTTATTCGGCAGGCGGAAATTCCGCTTGGGGCTATCGAGGGGCAAAGCTTGGCGGCGGTCCCATGGGGAGGGTCATCATGCCGGGCACCAGTTGCGACGGGAGCAGGCCGGGCGGTACCGGGTAACCGTTCTTCTCGCACCAGTTGGCGACCTGACCGTCGCTGATCTGGCTGTCGGCAATCTTGGGCATGACGACGGCAAGACCGCTGTCGATATCGGCCGCCAGGGCGGTCTCGGTCGTCTCGTCATTCCAGGCGTTGAGGTGATCGCGGATGCGTTGGCTGATCTGCGGCACCTCCAGCAAATAGGGGCCGACCAGCGTCACATACTGGTAGGCGGTCGCCGGCAATTGCTCGGCGAGGACACGCTGGCGCACCCATTCGACATCGGGCGCGGTGCCGGTCGGCGGCAGGGGTGTATTGGTGATGTACCCGGCCCAGGAGATCAGGCGCGAGTAGACCCGGTCATTACAGCACGGCTGGCGCGGGAATTGAGCAACGCATTCGTCCTGGCTAGCGGCCATCTAATATCGCCTCCACTGCTGCAAGCCGACCCGCGACTTCGCGAAAGGCATTGATCATCGCGTAAAGCAGCGGTCCCGTGGTGATGCCCAGCACCTCGCTCTCAACACCGTCGATGATCCCCAGCGTGCTATTGACGAGTTCGGGAAAGCTGCTCTGCGTTGCCAACGCATCGAGACCGGCGCGCGATACCGTCTCGTCATCGGCGATCGAGCCGCCTTTGCCGTTGTAGCGAAACAGGATCGGGTCAAGCGCGATAATGTCACTCAGACTGCGAGCAAAGCGGCCGAGGTTGATCTTGACGCGGGGATCGCTGAGGGCGTGCCACGTGCCGTCTTGGTTCCACGTGGTATTGTCGGTATTGACCTGAAAGATCGTTGTTCCGCCGCCGTTCAGCAATTGGAAATAACCGCCAGCCCCGATTATCTTGTAGCCATTACCCAACTGCATATTAACGCCGACGCCGATTGTTATCTGAGTAGCCGCGACGGTAACGTAGGATGTACTGCCGCCGATGCTCTGAAAAGTGTGCGTCGTGTTGCGGTAGTAGTTGGTCGGGTCAGCCGAACCGCCACAGATCACCGCTTGGTTGCCGGACTGATCACGGAGAAAGACGTAGTTCCCGCTTGCGTCGAGACAATGAATGCCATTGGAGTAATAAAAGCCGGCGGAGTCGATCTCCGCAATATTGCTGCCAGATGAGTTCTGGAACAGAAAGCCGCCGTTGCCGCTGCCGACGTGAAACCCCATGAAATTGGCGTCGGCGTAGATAAACGGGCCGCCCGTGCTGTTGATTGCGCCGGTGCCGTTGACGAAATAGTGGTAGTTGCTCGCCTGCGTGACGTTGCCGGTCACGTTTAGCGTGCCGCCAACGGTCAGGTTCCCCGGCCCGCTCAGTGTCCCGCCGGTCAGTGGTAATCCATTAAGATTTGTTAAGGCTGCGGCTGCCGTCGTGGCGTTGGTGCCGCCATTGGCGATGCTCACCGGAACCGAGAGTGCGACGGTGCCGCTGGTGGTGATCGTGCCGCCGGTGAGACCGGTGCCTGCGGTGATGCTGGTTACACTGCCGGTGCCGGGCACACCCTGCGGCCCCTGCGCGCCGGTAGCACCTGTCGGCCCCGCCGGTCCTGTCGCGCCGGCCGCGCCGATTGCTCCTGTCGGACCCGGCGGACCGGCTGGGCCGGCTGCGCCCGTAGCCCCTTGCGGCCCCGGCGGTCCGGGGAAGTCGACCGAAAGCGCGGTGATGAATACTTGCGCCGAACCACTCAGCGCGATGGGTGTGTTGTTGCCTGCGCCGGTGCTCCGATAGACCGACCGGGTCAGGGTCTTAGCGGTGGCGTTGTAAGTCCCGGCCCCGGTTTCGCTCTGTCCGACATCGGCGATCCCGTAAGAGATGACCGCGCCATCCGCGACGCCAGCATGGTCAAAGTCGAGATAGCCGGTGATCGGTGCTCCAACCGCGAGCGTGCCGGTGCCGGTTGTTGGCGTATAGACGCGGCAAAGGTCCGCGAGCACGTTCATGTCGGGTTGTGAACTTGGATGGTTGAGGCTTGGAGGGTAAACGCGCCGTTGAGCGAACTCACCACCCCGCCAAAATCGATGAACGCGACAAGCGCCTGACTTCCGGTCGCGTAATAAACCCCGCCGGTGGCGGTGATCGTCGACGTCGGCCACGTCGCCGAACCTAGGACGATGTCGGCGCGATCGACCGCGGCGTCGTTGACGCTGACGACGACCGACGCACCGCCCGCCGTATAGCCGCCGCCGGTGACCTCTCCCGTCACATCGCTCCGCAGCGTATGGGCACCCTTGTCCGGCGTATAGCCGCTGACCAGCATCACGGCGAAGCTATCGGCCGCGAACGCAATGCTGCCGGCCGCCATGCCGTCAACCATCGAGTCGTAAATGACGCTAGCCACTAGGCGACGTCCCGCTCGATTTCGAGGATGCGGCCCTTATCGTCGTGCTTTGTCACGCGGGTCCGTTCGACGCTGCGAACCGCCGGGGGAATCGTCACGCTGATGACGGGCGACGGCGGTGCTGGCGCGGTGATGGCCGGGGCTTCCGCGAGCAGCGCTATGCCGCGCCCGACGAGCAGCGCCAGGTCATCCGGTGCATATACATCGACCACACCACGCTCTGCGGCCGCGCCGGGAGGCCCAGGAGGCCCCTGAAGGCCGGCGGGCCCCTCTGTACCGGTCTGCCCCGCTTCCCCCTGCTCTCCGCGCTCCCCTGCGGCTCCCTGTGGCCCCGGTTCGCCCGCCGGTCCCGTCGGTCCCGGTTCCCCGTCTTTGACATCGGCTAGCCGAGCGGTCACGAGTTCGGTGATCCGAAGCCAGCGTTCGGCAAACTCGGCGCGGAGTTCGGCCATCGTAAGGTCGCGCTTTTGATCCCACTCCCGCCGTTCGTCGGCGAGCGCCTGGCCGAGCACATCGGCCCAGCTATCACGCAGCGCGTTGATAGCGATCGGCTGCGCGTCTGATGCTGGCACTGTCGGGGATTCCGGCATTGGCTTGATCTGTAGTTGCTGCTGGCACTGGCGGTGGCAACGCGGGCGCGGGCGGCGGTGCGGGTGGCTCGGCGCCAAAGGACAGCGGGACAAGCTGTTGCTGCACCCGCGGCTCGTCGCCGTCCTCGGCTTCGGGCAGGTCCTCGAGGGCGCGCGCTTCGTTCGGGCTGTAGATGCCGCCCTGCACGCCGCGGGCGAGCGCGTCGATTCGATCCTTTAGGTTGCTGCGCTGAAGCGCGCGGGTATCGAGCTCGAGGTATTCGTCGGGATAGCCGGCGAGGCCGCAAAACCGGCCGATGGCGTCCTCGATATGGTTGAGCGCGAACCCGAGCCCCGACGCGAGCCAGAAGTTGATGAGGTCCTCGGTACTCGCCTGGGGGATCTGCCCGGTGATCAGCGACAGCAACGCGAGCGGCACGCGATAAGCGGTGGCAATCCGCTGATCGCTGATCTGGAGCAACTCGGCGAGCTGCGCATCCCGGCTGTTGCTGCTGACCTGCTGCCACTTCAGACCCCAGGTGAGGATCGGCGTGCCACCGGCGTTCTGACCGCGGGTCTGTTCATCCCACCGCGCGCGCAGTTCCTTGGTCTGCGCCTCGTCGAGTTGCATGTCGGTCTGGATGACGCCGCTCGGCCGGCCCTGGTTATTGGCGTAGGCGAGCGCCTGCCTGACCATCTGGTCGCTCGCGGCGACGTCAAGGAGAGCCGAGGTCAGCGGCGGTTCCCCGATCAGCGGATATTCCGGCCGAACATGCATCTTGATGTGGAGCACGTCGCGCGCCGGGACCGCGGCCAGCAATTCCTTGTCGATCGTCTTCTCGACGACGAGATTGCCGCCGAGGCCGTAGAAAATCTCGCCATTGACCGCGACGAACGGCCGGGAAAACCGCGGGTTCATCAGGTGGAGTTCGCCGATCTCGAAGCGGTTGTTGCGCAGGCCAAGCGCGTAGGCGTTGCCATCGGCGTAAAGGTTCTGGGTGAGGTTGAGGAAAAAGTCGCTGGTCGACTGGTAGCTGTTCGGCTTCTTGAGTATCCGCGACAGCGCGGAGTTCGTGACTCGGTCGCGGCCGTTGTTTGGCAGCGTGCGCCAGTGGGTGCCGGGGCACATCGCAACGGTCTGGGCATAGGCGGCAATGCAGGCGGCGACGACGGCTGAGCATTGACCGATGGAAAAGCCGTTCGCCGGGTACCCGGTTTGGAAATAATTCCACGGCGTGTCTGGCGGCAGATAGCCGCCGCTGATCGGCAGCCAGTAGCCGCCGCCGGGGAATTGCTTAAGAGCGCTCGGACGAAAGACGCGTGAAACGAGGTCGCGCGCTCTCGTCACGAGCGCAGGGGATGCCACGGCTAGGGGCGCCGCGGGGCCGCCGTAGACGTTGACTGTGGTTCCGGTGCAGGTCGCGCAGGCCGGTCCGGCTCTTTTGTCTGGCTGGCGTCTTTCTCGTCGATGTGCATGAGGCCGAGCGCCATCAGGTCATTTTCTTCCTGGGTCGGCGTTGGCGGCATTTGCTGAGCCTTGGCGCTGACGGCGTTGGCTTCGTTGAGGGCTTTTACCCTCTGGTCGTGATCGGTCTTTTTGGGATCGTCTGCCATGTTTGCCTCCTTTGGTGACGAGCCGGCCAACGAGTTCGTCAGCCGGCTTGCGCCAATCAAAACGCCTGGGCGTTACCAAGTGACGCCGGTCACCCAGCCGACGAGGCCGGGGCGGCGCATGATCCAGTTCATCGGCATGATCATTCGCAGCGCGATCGAGTCGGTTTGGAACATGGACCGCACCGGCGCGGCGACGGTCGGCGGCGCACCGGGCGTGCCGATCGCGAGGGGCGTCGTGTCCTCCATGTGCAGGGTCGCCTGGTCGCTCAGCTCGAACCGGGCATCGTCACCGGTCAGGCTGGCATAATCCGCAGCGTCAACGATGATGACCATCGTCAGCGGCACCGTCATCGACTTGATGACCGGATAACCGAGCAACGTGCCGGCTTGGATTTCCTCCTTGAACGGGAAGACGCCCACTGCCGTGGCGGCCGACGTCAACGAAATCGACAGCGCTTGCTCTGGGTTCATGATCCACACAGGCGAGCGCAGCGAGTTCGCCGCGATGAGCACGTTTAGCAGCTGCTTCATGTCGGCCACGAGCGCCGCAAAGCCGCCGCCGGTTGTCGGTGTCAAACCGCTGACGCCGTTGCGCAACCCAGCCGGCCGCACCGATGTCGCCGGGTTGTTGTCCAGCAGAATGGTGTCAATGGCTACTGACGTATCGAAAGACATCGCGTCGCGCAGTTGCGTGTCAATATTTGGCTGGCTGTGCTCGAACAATTCTCTCGTGAACGAGCTGATGACCGCCATTTTTTTCAAGCCGATCGTAATCGGCGTGAACGCCTCTTGCCGGACAGGGATGGGCGCGCCTTCGGCGACGAACGAGCCGGCGACCGTTGGCGTCGTGCTCCGCACCGGAATTGAAATTTGCCCATAACGACCGAGCGTATAGCGCACACCGTACCCCGAGAGCGGCTGATAGACCGATGCCGCGAAGAGGAACGACAGCAGGTCGGCATACTGGGTCTGGACCAGTTCCGCCGCCCACCCGGTCGTCGTCGTCGTGGCCGGTGCCGTTGCCGCACGCTGCACCCAATCGAGGCATGCGCGGACGCCAACGTTATCGCTCCATCCGTATTCGGTGAGCACGGTTTCGGGCGACAAGTGCATCCGGTTGCTTTTGCCGTAAGTGATGAGCGCGTTCATCAGCAGATGACCGGGTTTCTCTTCCCGCTTTGGCATGGCGAATGGTCGAGCGACGGGCAGGGCCGGCAACGGCGCGCGCTGCGGCAGTACGAGCGACGTCGCCGGCTGATGCTCGGCGAGCGCCGTCCCGCCGAGCGCGGTTTCCGCCCGTTGCAGCGTTTCGAGCCGGCGAAGCTCGCCGTCGATCGCCGCGTTGAGTTCGTCCGAGCGGGCAAGTGACGACTCGTCGAGATTATCCCCAGCTTGGCCGAGGTGTTGGGTCAACTGGTCCCGCAGCTGGTTCACCGCAGTCTGCGAGGCTTCGATGCGTTCGGAGATGTTCATGGTCTTGGGCTTTCGTGACGGAGAATCTACGGCAAGCCCGCCGGTAAACCCGCGGCGCAGCGTCTGACCGTCATCGGCAAGCTCGCCAAAGATCAGCCGTTGCGTATCGCGGGAGAGCCCGATCGCTTTGGCAATCGAGAGCGCATTCGGGTTCGCCGGCACGCTCACGAGCGAGCATTCGACGAGCTCCGATTTGGTAAATCTGAAACCACCGTCCTTGGAGTCTTCGAGCGGCTCCATGTCCATCGGCCGGAAGCCGACCGAGACGGCGCGCAGGACGCCCGCGGCGACCGCGGCTTGGATTTCGCGCAGCCGATCGCTGACCGCCGGCATCAATTCGAGGCGGCCGCGCAGCTGGCCGTCCTTGACGGCGACGTCGTGCCACTTGCCGATCGGGAAACCCGAGCTATGGCCGAACAGCGCGATGGGATTGCGGCGGAAGTTCGCGAGCTCCCATCCGTCTTGCTCGATAACGTCGCCCATGCGGTCGACGCTGTCGTCGGACATGACGAACTCGAACGGGTTGTCGCCCGGCGGTGGCGCGGCTTGCGCCTTGGTGCGAATATCCATGTCGCTCATCCGATCAGCGCCCGAATGTCGACGGTCGGGCTGGTGTCGCTCGTCGCCGCGGCCGCGGCCATCGCGAGAGCGACCATCCCGTCGATCCGCCCGGATGACTTCGCCTTCTCGAATTTCCGATTGCCCGCCGGGTCGGTTGTGACGATCGCGTTCGCGGCGTTCATCGTCAGCACCGGGTGCATCCCATGCCGCAGCCGCCCTTGCAGCGCCACGGTCTCCAGCGCGTCCAGCGCCGGGGCCATGTCGCGATAGCCCTGGCCGGCTTCCTCAAGCGGCACCGCGGTGCCGATGGTATTGAGCGCGGCTTTCAGTTCCTCAATCCGCCAGCGATCAAACCGGATCGACCGCAGCTGACACCGACGCCGGATCTCGGCGATGCGCTGCGCCACAAAGGCATAGTCGATCGTCACACCAGGAACGGTCGTCAGCAGACCTTGCTTTGCCCATTGCTCGTAGGGTTGCCGGTCGCGGGCCGCGCGGTCGCGCAGCGTATCCGCCGGGGTCCAGAAATGCGGCCAGACGTTCCATACGCCGGTCGGGCCCTCGGCGAGGAGTACGAGCGCGGTCAAGTCCTGCCGCCCGGAGAGATCGAGCCCGCCATAAACGGGGCCGTCGCCGAACGCCTCGAGGTCGGGTTCGCCCCCGTTCTGCTCCCAGACCGAGAGGCTGAACAGCTGCGCCAGCGCCGACACCCGCTGATTGAGGTGCAGATTGCGGAACGCCGACTCAAAGCTCGGCATCCGCTGCGCCTTCTCGGCGAGGCCGCGGATCTCGGCCAGGTTGAGAAAATCGCCGAGCGCCGGGTTTGCGAGCGCCCACGTCGCCGGGTCGTCGATCGGTAGGTTCTCATCGGCCGAAAACAGGATCAGCTTGGTCAGAGGGTCAGCGCCGGTGCCGGCGTATTCCATCAGCAGTGACAAGAGGTCGTTGCCGGTCGGCGCCTGGGTGGAGATCACCAGCGACAGCGGTTCCTCTTGCGCGCCCATTGCTGTCTCAAGCGCTTCGTAAAGCTCAGACCGCGGTCCCCTGACCTGCCCAAGCTCGTCATGAATGACCAGCACCGGCGAAAAGCCGTAAGTCGTCGTGGCCTCGGCCGCGAGCGCCTTGTAAACGACCCCGGTCAGCGGGGAGAAAAGCTCTTTCCGGCTTTCCCGAACCGTCACCATGTTCGGGTCGGAAAGCTCCGGTGACATCCGCGCCATTTTGGATGCCAGCGAGAAAACGATGCCGGCCTGGTCCCGCGACTGCGCGCTCGAATAGATTTGGGCATTGCGCTGCGCCACGGGTCCGATGACATGGGCCAGGACCAGCATCGCCACCAATGCGGTCTTGCCGTTCTTGCGGCCCATGCTGACGATCGCCTGCCGCGTCGGCGTGTCGTAAATCTGCCGGATGATGTCTTTTTGCCAATCGCGCAACCGGATCGGTTGGCCCACATGGGCGCCCTCAGGCGTGACCAGAAACCGTTCGCAGAACCTGATGATCCGTGAGGACCGCAGTTCTTCGGTCAGCGGACCACCTTGAGCGCAGGCCCGCCGATCAAATTATCTTCGGCAGCCGGGGCGCCACGCTCGCCCGCCTTTTGCCCTTGCACGTCGACGAGCACCGTCAACCGCAACTGCCGTGACGAATGGGCGATGGACGTCGAGAGCGATTTCATGTCACCGGCAATGGCTCTGAACTCGGGCGATCCAGACTTCACCCGATGCAGATCGCGGCTAACGGCCTGCGCACTGGCAACGTTCTCCGCGTGATAGCGAAGAACCTCCAGCGTCGCCCCATCAAACCAATCGACCGGCTTCGACGCGACAATCGCCCGCCAAATCTTTCGCCCAGCCGCAGTCATCCCACGCGGAGGTTCGGCCGGTTTTTTGCCGCTGCGGTAATAAGCTGCGCTGCGTTCTTCAGCGCTCGATCGAGGCATCTATGCTAACCTGTTGATTATACGAAGGTTGCATTTCGTCAG